AAGACCAGAATTAGAGTTAAAAGATGCTAATCTATTTTTAGCATCAGTTCTTGTTGTAAGAACTCTTGAAGTTGTTCGAGATAAAGTACAATCTCCTTCAGTTTTAACTTTCAAGGACCAAATAACATTCATAGGAGCTAATTTAATCGAGTAAGATAATGAATGAGTTGAAATGTTTGATGCTTTAGTGATATTTTGGATTGTTTTATCAACCAACGATCTCACTACTTTAGCGTCAGAGAAAGACTTGTCTGAAACCATTTCAGACGAAGAGATACGTAATGTATCTACTATACCAGCAAGCAAAGAACGAATAAGATCAGCACCTCGAGCTACAGACAACTTCATGAATATATGAGATATTCTCTCAATTTCATTGGAAATAACGTTCTGAGCTGGATGTACAGCATCAGAAATCTCGAAGTCCACAAGATCCGCTTCCGTGAAATTTTCAGGAAGTACAGTGGAAACAGAATCAAGTTTGATTCCGTCCGCATTGAAGGCTTTAGCAGCATTAACAACTATCGAGAATGTAGAACTAGTTTGTTCAACTAGTTGTGACAATCTCTTAAGTTGTTCCGCACAAACAGTAAAAGTCCAAAACTCTTGAAGAGTTTTGGAAGAGATACCAAAGATATCCATCCAATTATCAGAATTGAATTTAGGATTGGATAAAATAGTATATCTTGAACGCATCCCAGTCATATATTGAGGTAATCCATTTAGCATAGATATACGCTCAATATCTGATTGAGAATGCAGAATACTAGCAACGAATTGTGCGTAACCCTCAGAATTGGAGATAAGTCCTCTTTTATCCAATTCATCTTGGAATTGGTAGAACATATCTCCATTCTCGATAACGTTACAGAGCAACTTGATAGGTATAGCACTTACCTCTTGACCATCAACAAAAGTACGACGACAGATATCCGCACAAGTCGCCTTCACATCTCCAGAAACCGAGATGATTGATTTGGTAGACGATAGTTCCATACCCAATGACTCCATTATGCTGGCGTATTGAAGAGCAACTAACTTACCATTGATAACAATGTCATCTCCTAAGATAACATAGTCAGTAAAATTACTCAGTCCAGCTCTTGCTGCTGCTTCAGCAACAATTACATGATGAGTAATCCCTAACATAGGAAACGAAGACTTAGCCCCCATTGGCTGACCTACCTTGTAACGAAGTACCTGCCCATCAGGTAACGTATAATCTCTCTCAGTTAAAAGTTTTAACCAAGCTAGACCTAGACCATCAATTTTGGACAATCTTTCAATTATAAGAGCCTGTAATTGAACTGGTAACCGATCAGTCGCAGCAGAAAGATCGAAAGAGTAAAGATCATTAGACTTAAGAACTGTCCAGATCTTAACTTTCTCTGCTATCGCGTCCTGGTTGAATGTACCATCTGTTTCCAGAGATCGAAGAATATTGGCGAGAGCATTGTGAAGAGGCGTAAGAAGCTCCTGAGTCCACCAATCAACAATAGCAATTGTTCGAACCTTGTTACCATTCTCGAAAATAAAGTGGAGTTTGGAATGGAAGGCACCAGATCTAGTGATTTTCACAAAATCCGGAAGTCTGAAAGCTGAGTTCAGAGCATCGATCAAAGACTCTCTGTTTACCAATTTGGCAAAGGCAATAAGAAGGGCATTCAGACTGCTATCAGTACAAATGGCTCTGGCATCGATATGAGCCATCCAAGTAGCTAGTCCATTTGGACCAGTTGAGCTACTTGTATGATATTTATTCTCTCTGTTTCCAAGCAAAAAGTCCATTGAGAATTTCTCTAAATCAAAACCAAGCATAGAGAATGCTCTATCGATATTGATAGAAGTAATTGCATCTTCTTTACCAGTGTAAGGAGAAGTAATCGTGTGTAAAGAAGGCAATTGAGGAGCAAGGATTACTCTATTAACATCCAATAGCGACAGTAATAATCTAAGAATCGTATTACGTGTAGATACCGATGGAGTAGAATCCATAAATAAAACCAGATCCCTTAACAACACTGGACACTGTGCATGTTGTAACCAATCATTAGGATGAATGGCTCCTCTTTCTCTCTCGTTCCTGAAAATGTTAACCTTCAACCAGTTAGAAAGAACTTTCTGGTTGTTACAGAATTGAACAGGAGACTTCATATACATCATTTCAAAATGATGGATAAGAGAGGCAAAGTACATTTGAACACGATCGTCCAATGTTGTCATTGTACTAATATAAGCTAAAATACCCTTGAAAGCATTGTCCAACCTTCTTTGGTTACGTTTGATGTTAAGTTGAGGAATATAGTTATCCGATAAAGTAAGAGAAGCTAGTTTTTGTGTATTAAGTGGTTTATCGGTTTTGATAGTTGAATAAGTTGATATAAGATAATTATGATAAATAGGTGATAAGATGATAGATGTTGTTAATTTGATTGTTGTTAATAATGTCATGTTTTGTTTTAAATTTATATTTTGTTGTATTCTGTAAACTATGAAATTCACCAACACGTTATGCCTTCGATTGGATTGCTGACCAATATCACATAATGGTTAGATATCTTCGATCACTACTTAGATGGCCAGTCATAATAGCAACGTACATATAACTTAACATATACATGGGAAGTAAAAGGTCCGTTTCTTCC